ATGAACCATTAAGTACAATCTTTCTAGGTGCTTCTCTAGGGTCTTTATTGGCTTTCATAACGAGCCTTTCATCCCTCATGATTTTGTACTTAGCTGGATTAGATACATTTCTGGATAGGAAATTATACTCTATCATTAAAGCTGGATAGTACGAACCTACATCAGCCATGATATATATTCCCTCTCCAAAATACTTATCTCGGCTACCATGCAATCCACCTATTCCAAAAGTATGTGGTACACCATTAATATCAGTCTGGAGTTTCATGGTTTCATAATCCTTTTCATTTGTTGCCCATTCCATATACCAATCTGCTATCCAGTTATGCTTTCCTAAGTCCATAGTATCTGGAAATGAAATGTCAAATTCATCATTGTGTGGTCTTTTGCTCGCTCCCAGAATCATGGCAGACAGTTGTGCTTTGGTTTTGTTAATCTCTGTTATCGGCATACCAAATTCCTTTATCAATCCAGTATGGCTTTCGAACTCCTGTTTGGTTTCTATGAATACTGCAAATGTTTCCATAACATCATGCTTGCAATATTTCAATGTCAAGTTAATTTCAGCATTTGTTAATTTTCTATCAATGTCAAATGGTACTGAAGTTTCTTGGATATCGTGTCCCATAAATGCTTCAAGTTCTTTTAATCCTCTGAATCCAACTGAACAATCGTAGTTTAATATTGGAAATTTATTAAGTAGTTTTGAAAACATGAATCCCTTTTGTCCCTTATTAATGAGCCAATCAGACATATCATAAGGATTGAAGTCACATAATATTGCCTTTGCAATCCACTGGTCGTAATTTCTACTATTATACCCTACCCATATTCTATGTTTATAATATTCATAGAACTTCTCAAATTTCTCTTTGTCATTTACAATATGGTGCATCTTTCTTGTTTCTGCATCTAGCCAGCAAATAATCCAGTCCTCTTTAAAACATTCAAAATCATAGAAAATCATAATTCATACCTCCATATAAATCCCTTATACTGTTTGTAATTTCCTAACGCACAATAACTAATTCCACTATGATTTATACCAGTTATTCGTTCGGCATCTCTTGTAGATTTAAATGTTCCTATGTGTTCATATTTTAAATTAAATTGATATACGATTCGTTGTATTGGATTTAACCCTGTTGCAAAAGCGTGTATTACATTTTCTTTTGCAGTACACCATTCCAAATTATCTACATTGTTATTTGTTTTATTGCCATCTTTGTGGTTTATATATAATTTATTAAAATCATTATTTATATGTGTTTCACCCACCAATCTATGAGTTAAATGACCAATTACATTCCCATCTTTACATAATTTAACTCTAGTATATCCACCAGTTACTATAAGTTGTTTTAATATTTTAGTTGGATATACTCTAACTCCACCGTTGGGAGTATCCCTAATTTTTTCTAAACTTTTAACTCTACCCCAATTACTCACCTCATAAAGACATTCGTAATCTTTAATTGGTTTCCATATTTCATCCATACTCACTCACCTCTTAAATGTATTATACCACACTTTAGGTGTGTGGTCAACCTTTTGTTTTGGCGGGAGATAGACGAATCGAACATCTGTGCATGGGTTTGGAGTCCACGCAATTACTACTATTTAACCTCCCATGTATTCCGTAGCTGACCAGACCCTACGGAGTTGTGCGTGTACTTAGCACTTTTAAGGTCAGCACCATTTGAGGATTTTAAGCAACTCCCCATCGTACGAATGGAATCCACTTAATTAGCCTTGTGGGTCTATTGGTTAAATCGAGAAGATTCGAACTTCTAATTAACACAGTCAAAGTGTGTTGTCTTACCATTAGACTACGATTTATCATATGTATTGGAGGACTCGCACCTCCTTGTCTTCTGCTTAGAAAGGAACATCACCATCATCTACTGATACTAATGCTTCACCTTCTACTGATACTATTGGAAACTTCATCTCAAGGTCATTCTTACCGTATGAAATCTTGAGTCTAAGCACCTTATCAGCAAATTCTGGTAATACTTTTCCATCCATTCCTGTCATTCCCATTACTATACCAGCGAACTCGCCGAGAGTAGTAAACTCAATTTCTTCTCCCAGAATGAAACCAACATCATTGACTGCCTTTGCAACATTCATAGCAGTAAATGCTGGATTGTTTGCGTTCTGCAATACTTGATTGTAAAATACAACTCTGTTAGAAGCAAGTCTAAACTTACCTTTAAGCATTGGAAGACCAGACTTACTTTCACCAGCTACTAGTTCTTCAAGGTTGCCTTCGTATTCACCAGCCACCAATGGTGCAAAACTCTTTACTACTTCATCCACCTCTGTTGCAGTTACTATACCATCAAATCTTTCCCATAAATTACTCATATTATCATTTCTCCTTTAATTTTTATTTATTTGCTATACACTTATTATAACACATATACAACTACTTGTCAACTATTATTTTTAAAGTAAATCATTTGCTTCTGCATCATTGAACATTCTGAACTGAGCAAGAGCCATACCAAATTCTGCATCTGGTTCATCATTTGGATGTTTTACTGCAACTCCTACTGGACAATCAAGTGGAATACAGATTGTAACATCACCTATAACAATAAAGTGTGTAATTGATGTGGCTATGAACTCAATCTTAGTCTTTTCAGCTTTTGAAATAGGTGTTGGGATTGGTTCTGGAACAACTTCTTGAACTGGCTCAAACATTTCATCTGTGAAAGCCCAACCTCTACTCTCGTCTATAAAATACAATCCACTTCTTTTATCGGTAATAGTTACCACTTTTCCACTAACATCATCCATTGGTGCTACAAACGTATCTTCGATCCCACCGATTCCTGCGTATGATTTACCCACTATAAGATTTGACTTAACCCTTACCTTATCTCCAACTTTAAATCCCATAACCATCATCCTCCATCATATTTATTGTAGGAGAGAGAATGTACTTCCCTCAACCTCAACCTCATATATACATTATACCATACTGATTACTGTCTGTCAACTATCTTCCTAAAAGAGTTTTGAAATTTTGTATAACTAGTTCAGTTCTTGAAACCTTAACTTCAATTTCAGATACAAGTCTTTTACTTGCTTCTATCTCTGCTTCTAATACTCCTTGATGTGCCAGCATAACCCTGTTATTGGCTTCCATGAGGTCAAGTGATTTGTCGAAAACATCCAGTACCTTCATATTAACCTTATCGAGTTTTGCAATCTTCTTTTCAATATTCATTATTATTCCTCCTTAAAGTTTTATATTTATATTACTTCTTCGTTTTTTAACTTTAAACACCACCTATATATGTGGATTTCATATCCGATAGATGCAAGTGCAATGCTAAATGACATTCTGTAAATGCTTTAGATATAGTACTATAATTTTCCTTCGGTTCAGATAATCCCATATGGGATGCAATTGCTAATATTTCATCATTGTTTAATTTTATAACTTGTTGTAACATTATTACACTTTTACAAGCATGATTAATTGGTAATTTATCGTCAACTGTATAATATGGAACTTGTACCCATTTACCCTTATCATCTTTGGCATTACGCATTTCAACCTTATAATAACCAATTTTACATATGTCATGGAACAGACTAACCAATGCTATTGTTTCATGGTCATACTTATCTCCATAATCTTTCATCAACCAATCAAACACTTCTACCGAATGTTTTACCAATCCACCTTCTTCTGAATCATGGTATCTTGTAGATGCTGGGGCAGTATAAAAGTCAGACTTTTCAAGTGATGTCATCAACTCATTAATACCTTCTCTTTTGATATTGTTTCTAACTATCTTTTTAAATTCCTGTTTATAATCTATCATCCAATACCTCCTTCTTCAACCTTATGAATCAAGTATACCACACCGAAGTGTGGATGTCAAACATTATTTTAATTTTTCATCAAAGCCAAATATCGACTTGTCTTCCTCACATCTGTCTTCACATTCTTTGCATGAAAGACCACATGAAATGTCAACCATTTTTTCCCAATTTACTTCTACTTTATCACTCATTTTAACCCTCCCAAATTGTGGCATCACTTGTACTCAATATAGCATAGGTATAACTTCTACATTTCATCTGTGCCATACATCGTTTAGCACTGGATAATTCTGTAAAACAAGCCACCCCACCACCTCTGCCAGTTGCCACATAACTTAAAAATCTACCATCCATATCAAATCTTCCAACTAAAAATAATTCATCCATTTAATATCCTCCTTCCATAATATCAATCATGCTTATTATTGGAGTCTTCTCTCGTTTGCTTATACATTCTGCACATAAACCACATCCTTTAGGTAGTACTATACCTCGCCTAACATCATAATAATGGCTTAAATCGGCTTGTACGGAGTATAATGCCCTATCTAATACTACCTGTGGTATGTTTATTACTGCACTATTGATTGGATTTTCTTTTGTAACTGCACAAATATATACTGGAAGTCTATCTCCTGTGTTCTGGAAAACTATCTCTTGATAACACGCAAGCTGTAAATCGTAACCCCATTTAGATATAAAGTCTATATAATTTCCTCTACTATCTGTGATGGTATACATTACCTTTAAGTCATTAATAGCAATCTTTGGAGAATAACTATCCATTTTGATTTTAAATGGAACATCCGTAATCTCACCAGTCATTATGACTTGCTTCTCTCCAGATAGGAACTGTTGTAATACTTTGTCATGGTCTATGAAGTCGCAAACCTCTACTGCCTTTTTGAACTCAGCTTTCAATTCACCTTTTGTCTTACCTTGAGAGGATATGATTTCTGGATGCTCTGCACAGAATTCTGAAAGTGTACCTTCAACATATGCATCAACGTATGAACCAACCAACATATCTTTAGATGGAGTACCAAAGCCTTTAAGACCTTTGTTCTCACAATGCTTAAAGAGTTTATATGAGGACACAGACATATAGTGTGTATCCTCAAAGTAGTTGGCATTTGTTAAATTCATATAAATACTACTCTACTGAATATTATAGTCAATATCAGATAGAGTACTGGAAATACTACAAATATTAAGGATGATACTTTTAATCCTGTTGATGTTTTTTCATCCTTTAATATCATTACTGCAACTGTCATGAATACGAATAACATATATAATGCTAATATAAAAGTTGCCATTATTTGGATACACCACCTTCATATGGATTGAGTACTTTGGCTTTGGCATCTTCAATTATTACATCTTGTACTTCTTCGATTGTCTGCATACCCATCATTAACTCTGGACAGTGAACCCTACCGAACCAAGCATATGCTCTGTATGATAACATTACCTCTGGAATTGACTGCCATTTACTTCCTGCTTTCTGATACCATCCTTCTTTCTTAGCTATGCCGATTGTGACAGTTGAGCCTACAATGGTCTTACCAGTTGATATTCTATGAGCAGTTACAAATGCACCTCTCTGATCAGTACCTTCCTGTCCTACAAAATGAAGTTCTACATCACGATAGTTTGGATTGGCTCTAATCATTGAAGCTATTGCCTGTCCAGACCATGATGGTTTACCTTGAATAACGAATAGGTTCTGCATAACCACCATTGGTGACAAACCCATCCTTGAAGCCATATCAAGTGCTACGAAGCAGTTCTCTGGTCTATTCTGGTACATCACAGGAACTATTGTGGACTTGGCCAACATCATGCTCATATCCATCAACTTCTCGGTAGTCATTACTGTGGATGTTGCATCTGGTCTTACTGCTACTGAATTTGCTACGGTTTCTAATGCATTAATTTCTTCCATAAGTATTCCTCCTTCAAACTTTCTTTATATCTTATTATAACACATATAGTTTAATCTGTCAATAACTATTTTAAAATATTCCAAGTTTAGTTGGTTCTTTTAAATCGTATCGACTTGTTACACTAAGTATATCATCCTTATCTATCCTTGTCAATACTCTTTTTTTATTTTGTCTATGAAGTTTACCAGCAATACAATGGTCACACCTACATCCAATATATAATTTTCTGTGGTCTTTTTTATGAAGAATTGATTGCCATAAACTCATTTTATTTCATCCCTTTCAAAAATTCTAATAATTCATAGTGTAACAACTTGTGTATCAACTCTGGACTTTCATCCCTTCCAACAAACCATACTGGACACCGATACCTTATACTCCAAGTAAGCATAGAAGCAGTGAATGATTTTGGAGGTAGTTTGCTTCTATACGAACCTTTTGTCAACTTCTTCCATGTGGCATCCTCGACTACCAAGTGTATCTTTTCATCGGTAAGTCTTTCAAATTCTCTGGCGAACCGTTCTCGACCACTTGTGAAGTTCTGTGATATTTCATCCAATGAGTTCTTCTTTTCCACAAGTATCTTTCTGTCCATGTTAAGTTCTGGATAGTCGGGCAATATAAATGAGTAGTCCGCAGAATGAAGTTTTTCTACGATATAGGGAATATCATTATCCTTGAGATATGAAAGGATATGGTCATTCTGTTTCTCTCTGGAATCTACTACCACTACTATATTACTCATTATATCAGACATCTTCTTATCTGTCAATAGTATATTCCTCCTTTAATTTTTTAAGTGTTTTGGATACATGAGTCTGGCTCACTCCAAGTATATCTCCTATCTCACTTTGGTTGAACCCTCTACTCTTATATAGTAGTACGTCCGTTGCGTCATCCTCAATCCAATCTTGCAGTTCCAATATATCGTGTACATCTGATTGATAGTTGGTATTGTGAAACCCTTCTATATAGGTAACTCCTTGAAAACTTCTTTTCTGAGTCTGGGACTTTCTATATTCTTTGGCTCGTTTCCAATTGGCTCTCTTTTTAAAATAAGATGAAAACGCACCCTTCTCAGCATCATAGTTCATAGCAGTATAGCACAACTCTATTGCCAATAGGTCATACCACTCACTAACTTCCAAATGATACATATTGATATACCAGTATATAAGAGAATGATGTTTGGTAACTAATTCAGCCTGTTCTTTTGTCAACTTCATAATAACTTCCTCCTTTTATAATTTTTCTCTCTACAGACATTATATCATACATTCCAAACAATGTCAACAATTACTTTAGGTTACAGAACATTACAGATTTAATTACTCAAAGAATAAGGCTATTACTGGTCTAAGTCATGTAAATTACAAAATTACGCTGATTTCCTATACTCCTTATATATACTTTATACTATTACTAATATTACTTTTTATTTAGAAAAAAGGTGTAATCTGTAATTTATGAAGAAAGAACTTAGTCATATCAACGGTTTGCTGGGTTACAGATGGAGATTACGCAATTACAGACAGAATATTCTGTGTAATTAGGAATATTCAGACTATTCTGATTATACATATATTTACATATTAACATTCTGTTAATTTTTCTAGGAATGTTGGAAGGTCTTACATTTTGAAAGCAAGAGGTTTGCGTTTTTTGAAAGTGACCCCTCTGCCTTTTTGAAAGCAAGGCTTCAGTTTTTGAAAGTAAGCGAAAAAAAGCAACCATTTCTGGTCGCTAAGTTTTATTTCTGATTCAATTTTAAATTTGCTTTTGCGAGTTTGTTGTAACTCACCTTTGTCGGAGAAATCTTCAATGTGTTAATGAATATAAATACCAATATAAACACATCTCTTATGATTGTCTTTTCAAAATCAGTAAATGTCAGACCAAGTTCACCACATATATTGGACACAAAGGTCATTGCATTTTCAACTTTTTCATCAGTTGTCTGGTTGGAATCTATTACGATAGCAGTTGTAATTGCCTGCAACATTATATCCAATATGAGTTTTATCTTTTCGTTACTCATACCTAACTGTTCCAAGTTATTCTTGGCAAATAAAACTATACTTTTGGTTATATTTATATACTTCAAACCAAACAATTTCAGTACTATGGCAAGTCCACCGACTACTACCACACCACCAAATAAAATCATAAATATTGGATTAGTCTGAATAAATATTATAAAACTGTTCAAATTCATTATTTAACCTCCTCAACAGGACTAACGATTGGATTTACAAGTGTTTCTGCTCCGATGATATTATGTTTCTTCTCAAGATAAGACTTGGTACAATATGTTATCAACATTGGAACCCATACACCTATGTCATATGTCAATACATAACTTACATTTACATGAAATATTACATCCGATGCAATGGTTACTATAAACAATAACATCGAAAATATAGTTATAGTCCATACCAATTTAACGGTATGCGACATATAAGGTGTTGCTATATAAGTACACCCTTCTTCCAAGGTGGCGTCTCCTGTTATTTGGGAAGTAGTGTTCATATTCTGGGTTACATTCTGGGCAATCGTTGCACCATTCTCCCCAATAGATTTTACACTATCTACCAATTCTTTTACATCATCCATTACTGGCATCCTTAATCCTCCTGTTTTATACTATACACCAACAATCGAACACATATTTTTCAAAATATTCGTATGGCATATAAAAATATCCCTTATCTCCCCATTCTTCACCCCAACTATTGGCTACTTTTAAATACCCTTTGTTGACGTGCATCTTAGTTCCAAACAGGAAGTTTGCTATTTTTCTGAAGAATGTCAACTTGCTAACTTTCATGTTGTCAAATTTACCTTCTATCAATACACTATGACCACCCAATATAGTTTCAGTCATACTAGGCATTACCATTTTTCCAGTTCTTGCTACAGTTTTGGTTTCAAATGATTCAAATACTTCCATTCCAATAACAACAGGATAACCCTGTGCTAGTGCTTGGAATACATCATCCAATGAATCACATGAGTAGTAAGAATGGGACTTGTGGTTCATAGCTTCTAATACTGCTTCTTCTGTAGGTGCTTCTGTAAACTTAGATATTTCATATGGCATTAATTCTTCTTTACATATTCCAAACTTATTAGTTGACTTTATAGCATTTCTGTTACTCGCTCCACTATCTTCTGGAATAGTTCCTTCAAGTTCTCTTGTCTTGTAGTACTGAAACAGTCTTGAAAGTACACTTTCAGTATCGTTCCTAGCAAACATTAATCCTCTTGCAGTAGAGTTCGATGAACAACTACCTAATGTCAACTGATTAAAAATCTTAGGCATCTTAGGAGATAAGTCTATACTGGAAGGTACTTCTACTTTTTGTCCAACTGCTTTTGAAAATTTATAATCTCTTAAATCTATTGTATCTCTTACATAATTAAATATATGTTTTTCCATAATACCCTCCTAAGATTTAGTATCTATATCTTGTGGTGCTGTGGGTAATGAAAATGTCAAGTCCATTAGTTTATGAACAACCCCATTGCCACCTAAATTATAATATTGTTTTGCCAGTTCATCAAGGTTCTCTCTTGCATAAATCTGACAATAACCTTTTTCTGAATGATGATTATAGGACTGAATTATCCTATCTCTTAGTAATGCTTGAACACCAAGTTTTAATGCTTCTTGTTCATTTACTTTTTTGTTTATCCTTCTCATAACATATGCTGTGACAGTAGTAGTTAATCCAAGGGCAACTTCTACCCAATATTTCTGAAACCATTCTTGCATTTTAATTCTCCTATCTTAGTTTGACTTCGAATTTGAACAACTCAATTAACTGTAAATCTTTCTTTCTACACATTATTTTTGAATCATTAACTTCAATAATCAAAAGCCAATCCTTAGATAAGATGTGTTCCACAATATTTCCAACTTCCATTCTACCAACCTCCTAACCTATGAATATATTTTTGAAATACTTCCTAACATTACTGACTATCTTTTTATATGGTGTTGTTATTACTACTGGTTTAATTGGTTCTATTGGTTTAATTATTGGTTTAACTGGTTCTATTACTGGTTCAACTTTTGTCTTAGCTAGTTCATTATAAATATCATATATATTTTTAGCATATGATGGATTAGTTGCCCATCTTCCAACAAGGTCTTCCACATATGGTGCTATACCTCTAGTTACAAGATTGAATCTTTGGTCAACCATTATATCATATTTGTTCAAGTCTTCTGTACTAGCATATGCTTTGAGATGCTGTATTTGAGCGAGAATACCAGTCCTAGCATCTGGAAACCTTCCACCAGTACCTTTAGGAGAACCATCTGTAGCACCAAGTCCACCATAATTGTGCATATCTGGAGTTACCATTCCACCAAATTTGAAATGTCCAGTTTCTTCACAAGATTGGGCAAAGGCAATATCTCCCCTTACCCCTTCTAATAAACCTAAATCTATATACAATTGACAGAATTCCTTTACTGAAATGTCAATTTTCGGATTACTATTTTTGGATAGTAAATATTTTACCATAGCATCTACCGATATAATACTATTACCCATTATAGCAAGTTTCATAATACCATCTCCTATCTGGTAAGTGCATACCAAGTGTTATACCCAACGATACCATCTGGAGATAGTCTTGCTGACTTCTGAAATTCAATTACTTTTGTTTTTGTTATTACTCCAAACTTACCATCGGCTGTTACACCAATCTTACCTTGTAATATTTTAACAAAGTTTCCAGCACTTCCTTCTTTTAGTATAACTTTTCCAAGTGCTTCAAGTGTGTGATTACCAGCAATTCCATCAACACCTAATGGACTTCTGTTTACATCTTTAAAACCCTGTGCATTACATTCATTCTGCAATGCTTTTACAAACTCATTCCCACCAGAAACTGGCTTAACTATCGGTGCTGGTACTGGAGTTACTCCACCAGAAGGTAATGCTACTTTGAAATAATCACATATACCCTGTGCTATTGCAACTGCGAAATCTTCTTTGTGTGATTCGAAAAACGCAACATCTTCTGGTGAATCATGGAAAAACATCTCTATCAATCCAGCAACACCTTTGGTCTGGTTAAGAATACCTAAATCAGTTCTCTGTGATACACCTCTATCAGAAGATGGTGTAAGAGCCGACACTTTATTATAAACACATTGTATAAACTCTTTTCCTTTTGCAGATTTGTATAATCCAGTACATCCTCTACTACCACCAGCATCTGAATGAATATCCAGAATTAGTGTAGCACCCAAACTATTAGCTTCTGCAATGGCTTGAGCAAGTGTTAATCCAAATCCACCAAGATGAACTGCTTTATACAAACCAGAACCTTGGAGTATTTCATAAACTCTTTTAGCAATTACGAACGCATTATCTGCTTCTGTTCCATATCCAGCAACACCTTGATTTTCATGCTGATGGGATGGGTCTATATACAAAATTTCATTAATCATTATTTACAATCCTCCATTAGTCTGTTCGAAACGAGAAACAAGTTGTGATAAGTGTATTACTTCCACCATTAACTTCTACTGTACCATCTGTTCCAACTTTTATTCTAGCACCATTATAATCACCAGAACATCCAGAAAAGTTTTGTGCTTTAGTTGGTCTATATCCAGCAGGAAGTGTACAAATAACAGCACCAAGAGTACCACTTTTAATAGCGCCTCTACACCAAACTACTCCATCACTATCTTTCTTATAAGCATATGAGCCATTTATAGTATCATATGGCACCCAACTATTTGATAGTGCTGGTGTAGTCCATTCTTCTGTATAATTCACTTTGGCATCCATATCAAATATTGCCCGTTCAATCTTATTCAAATTAGTTGCATTTACTGGTGTACCAGCCTGTGTTATAGTTCCTGTATTTGCAGTTAGTACAATATCCCCTGGAACAGAACCAGTTGTAGTATATTTTGTTGGGTACTGTACTACTCTATCAACCCAAACCGTTTTAGTATAAGCCATTTAATTACCTCCATTTATAAAAATATAGTTGCTCCACAATTGAATGTTCCACAAGGTTTCATACTCAAAACCATACTATCCAATAGTAATTTTGTATTATATAACACTTGTTCAATGTTATTTGCTATGATATAATCCATAGTTCTTACACCAGTAATAGGTAATATTGGATTATTTGCATCATTATAAAATCCATTTACAATAGAAATTATATTATTCTTTATTCTATCAAGGTCATCCATATATGGAATTGAATTCCTAGTCCAAGTTATTCCAGCAGTTATTGGAACTGTAAATCCATAACTTGAAAGTTTAGTTGCAAGATAAGTTATATCATCTTCAATTCTCTGTAAGTCTACCATATTAAATGCACCCTTGAGGGTAGCAGATTCCCAATCAGCTTTTTCTCCAACTGTTAGTCCACTATACCCTATATCTTTTATCCTTGATACTATTGATTTTATATAATCGACATCAGCTTTCGTTCTGTCTTTTATAGGTTCTACCCATGCCATAAATTATCACCTCTACTTACTATAACCTATTGGAAGGATTAATTCCTGTCCAGAAGCGAAAGTACCAGAAACATTTACAATTGTTGTAAATAAATTTTTAGCCATCAATATTTTAGTCTTACCTTTAAGAGTTCCATCATATGTTACTTCATTATAGAATACAGTACCATATAAATTGGTATTAAGAACTGTATCAAAAGTTATATTATCCATATCTAATTCTGGAAATCCTCTATTTTCAATTTCATATTGATTGGTACATGATGCATATTCAGAAATCCATTCAGCATAATCTAATGCGTGTTCTAGAGTGTATATCAATTCATTTTTAGAAGGACATCTTTCACCTCTTAATTGATATTCGTATGATACTAATTGTTCAGTTGTTATTAATTGTTTACCTTCTATTTTGATACTTCCAGTTCCAGTTACATAACATCTCATAAGACCATCATATATTTCTGGAGTTCCAACATAGGATAAACCAGTCAAAGTTACAATAACATCCGTATATCCATCATATGAAAACTCATAAAATCTTGCTACTGCTCCAGTAACATCAGTTGTCAATATTGTACTAAGCGAACTCTCTTTTGATATTAAATTTATTGCAGTATCAACACCTTGAAGTTGAGGATATTTCTTAATCAATGGTGCTTTATACATATCTGTAAAAGTCAATGCGAAATCTTCTGCTCCTAATTTCCTAGGGAACATTACTATTTTACCATCTCTATCAATTTCCAATACGCACATACTAGCATTAGCCAATAATTGTAAGCACTGATTTATTGGAAGTTTGGGTAATGGAAGTTTTGTCTGTACATTAAAATAAGTATAGTCAGATATTACATATGAATACTGATGCAGTATATCATTATACAATGGATTTATACCCATGAAAGTAGTTAAGTCTTCTAGTAATCCACCTAATGACCATGATACATTAAGATACTTACCTTCTGTATATTCTTCTGTTAAGAAATATAATCGTGAAGAACTCTTTATGGAAACTATTGGTATATTGGACTGAGCATCAACTGATACCTCACCAGTTGTAAAATACTCACTACCTTTTACCCATTCTATAGTAGCATCATTTAATTCATATCCGAAATAGAATCTAACCCTTTGTCTTCTACCTAAATACTGATACAAACTAGTATCATCATCTGGATTAAATTCACCAGCAATATCTAAGAATGAAAAATCAAAATCATATGTTGGAAGTTTAGCATCAACTAAATCAACTTCTTGTTTCCAATTGCAAGTTGTTATTACACTAGAATCTAATTGTTTGACTATTCCAAATATTATATCTTCTATTCTGAATCTCCAGTATCGAAGACTAGTTGCCTGTGCAGTTAAAATAATCTTAGTACAAGCTGGTATAGGAGAGTTATATGTCCACTCATAACTATCTGGATATACATGAGTATCTAATACTGATGTTACTCCATTGAATACTTCTATTCTCATATCTGTAGGATAACCATATAATAGGTTATCGAATACAAACGATAGTCCATCTAGTATCTGTTCATATGAAAAATCTATAGTTATATATGGATTACTTGCCCATACATTTGATGAACTACTTGGAATCTGACTTATATATCCTTGATATATTTCTTGGTCAGCATATTTTCCAAAATTAGACTCACCATCAAGTATGAACCTATTTATCTCCATAGTACCAATTCTATCATTTACAAAATAATCATCATTTAATACTGAAGCATTTGATATAGGACTTGCTGGTGCTGACTCTGTTATAGTTGAATCATCATCTGCATCTGCATTTTCTATATCCAACAACACCTTAACACTTGATGAATTTCTAAGAGGTTGCCTTATTTGTTCTTTATATTCATCTGAAACAATATACATAGCTACCTCCTTCCTTAATATCCCATATCAATTAAGTTGCATTTACAATTTATATATTCAGTTACTTCACCAGTTGATGGGTCAATCCTATATATTTCTTCACTAGCATCACCCCAATAAACAGTTCGTGTAATATAACTCATTGATAAGGAATCCCAAAACTCAAGTGTACCAGTAAACTTCTCTATCTCAACTAGTATAGTATGCCATTGTGCTGAAGTTAAATGACTCCATTCTAGTCCATCTATCTTAACTATTCTTCGATTAACCTTCTGTGCTATGACTTGACCATAAGCATTTCTTGCACTATCTACAAACTGTTGTCTTTGAATATTAACACCATAGGAAGGGTATGGGAGTACCACACCGTTCACTTTAATAAAACCATTACTTATCATCTTGCGAATACCCCCATTCCAAAGTTCTTACCTCGTTGAGTTGAAACCTTCTGCTGATTTGCGTATATAACTTGACCATCAAGATTTACTACATTCTCTATAACTTGGTTATTCTCTGCCCCACTCTTAGTCATTGCACTAAGAACTGCATCATGCATAGCTTGTACAAAGTCTGTATTCTCCAATGGCATAACGGTTGTCTTACCTTTGTAACTACCAATCATCTCTGCTCCAGATTCCCCTGCTACAAATTGTTGTCCAGCATCTAACTGTCCACCCTTTGCGAGATATGGTATATGGGGCATTGATGTTGAGAATGATATTGGATATACCCATCCAGCAATACCTAGAGCCGATTTTGCTAAACTGAAAGCTAATATCATTTTATTGATACCAACTAATATACCTTCAATCAAACCTCCCATACCATCTATCATACCATTCATTAAACCTATTATACCATTAATTGCCCATCTTATATTGTTGTATATATTATTCCAAGTGTCATTAAACATCTTGGTTAATTTATCACCAACATTTTTCTGCATCCAATCTCCAAGATTACGGAATGCATTAGCAGTTCCCATTGCTAGATTTTGAGCAGTCTGGATAACTAAATCCCAGTTCTTTATAAGCAAATATCCTATTGCGATTACTCCTGCTATTGCTAATATAGTCAAAGTTATTGGAGAAGTTAATACTGCTATAGCAGTTTCCAGCAACCAACAAGCACCAGTAAATATGGTTGTCATGGTAGTTGCTATAGTTTCTATTATTGTTAGTTCCATGAAACCGTTTTTAAACTTCAACAATGCGTCTACTACTCCACCAGCATTGGTTACAAATTCAACCATCTTACCAACTTGCCATACTGTGAAGAATCCAGCAATAATATCAGCACAAGCTTTTACATCAGTTTTATTATTCTTTGCCCAATCACTTATACCTTTTAATGCTCCAGTTATTCCGTTAAGAGTATCTATTATGAATGTTCCAGCCAGTTCTCCTAAAGGTTTTATTATGTTCTCAGTAAACTTCTGACCTTCTGGTGCAAGTGCAGTAAATACATCTGCTAAAGTTTGGAATGATTGAGCGAGTACATTTACGAATGCTGGCAATCCTTTTTCAATTAACCAAACACCTATTGGAACTAATACTTCTTTATAGAACCATGATAATCCAGCAAGGGATACTTTACCTAGATTACCTAATGCTTTACCAAGTTGCTCAACACTATATTTAAGTGACTCCCAATTTGCGAATATCAACGGTTGTGATAACTTAACAAAATTATCCCAAACAGTTTTCATGCTCTTAGCTATTTCATCACTAGTGTTTTTAACTGAACTCATTAAATCGTCATATGATGGCATTTCAAAATTAGGTAATATAGATGCTCCACCTACACCAGAGCCAGCTTTTTTTGCACTATCACTAGCCGAAGTATCTGGAATGAGATTAAGTTCATCTATACCAAGTGTAGCAGTTTTCATTTCTTTTATTGCCGTAGTTGTACCATCTACTGCATCAGTTGCTGCATCAGCACCATCTTCTACTCCACTAAATGTTCCAGACATATCACTTACTGTTGGTGGAACATAACCGAAGAATGTTGCTATCGTATTAAATATTCCAGTAAGAGTCTTGACAAACGCATTCAGATATGGTAAGATAGAAGTAAGTAGTGGAATGAACATTGAACCAACTGACCTACCAAGTGTAACAAATCTTTCACTAAGAACCTTCAACTGATTAGCTGGAGATTGAATAGTTCGTGCAAAGTCACCTTGAGCCAAAGTACTTTGTTTCAACATCAAGGAATACCTTAATGCCATCTTCTCTCCCTGTGACATTGACCTTACTGACTTAGTTATACCTTGTGCAACTGCTTCTGCTCCCAAACTTGCTTCTGTTAAGTCCATACCATATTTATATACAGTTTCAGTCTGACCTATCAAACCAGAACGTAAATCTTGCATAACTTGATTTATAGGTACATTGGTTAATGAAGCCAAATCCTTACCTAGTTTATAGGTATTAGTAGATAAAGTTTGTGCCTGTTCTGTTGAGAATCCCATTGACCTAGCCAACAGATTAAAGTTACCTACTGCATTCTGTATGTTAGTCTGGTCAAATCCAAAGGCATCACTCATAGCAACTACAAATTGCTGACCTTCAACTGCCATATCTCCCATTGATACACTAAACAGATTGACTGTTTCTATCATATCCATAGAGGATTGTATTGCTTTTGAAAGTGCATTTGCAAGCATATAAACTCCAGTAGCACCAGCCATCTGGTTCATAGCCTTTCCCATTTTTGAAAGTCCTTCAGCAGAACGGTTTGCATCTTTTGCTATATTGTTTAATGCGTTATTTGTATTTCTGGTTTTATCATAAAATTTAGACATACTATCGGCAGTACCCTTAGTAGCAGTTCCCAGTCTTTTAAAAGAACTAGTTGTATCATCAATAGCTTTTATTCCACCTTTTGCATTACCACTAATCAGTATGCCAAGACCCATAGTATCTTTAGCCATTAGTTACCTCCTTTCTAAATTTTATATTTATATCATTAGCATGAGCCATAAACCTTCTTTTTATTTCTTCCATACTCATAGGCTTTTCTGGTTCAACTTTAATCTTATCAGCCATCATTGGCTTTTCTGGATATTTACTTGCTTTATTTAAACAACTTGAAATTGCCAGTCTGATATATATACCCTGTGACCATGCCAAAGCATCTTCATGTTTCTGCTTCAAAGAAAAAGCCTTAACGAATGGGGATAATGATTTAGGATTTAATGTCCAAAACAAATCATAATCAACCCCTATCATTAAGGCATTAGGTAAAACTTCATCCTCTATCTTTTGCAAGAAGGGTATACTATCTAATTCATCTTCAAAAGTGTCGGCAATTATTTCTTCTTCTTCGGCACACTCATTGGTGCTTTCTGGTTCGTCTTTTGAAGTGACTTGAAAAAATGTGAATCCTCCAACAGTTTCATTAATTCCTCTAACAAGTCAGCTATAGAATTTTCAACTACATATTCCTCAAGGAACTCTGTAACTTTGGCTTCTGGAAACTTAACTTTAGGGTCACAATTAACTGCTCCTATTAATAGGCTTTCCGTAATTGTTATAATCTTGAAAGGTTTACCTTCCATTCCTACCAATTCACTTAGGTCAAAATCTTGCATATACTTGAATGAGTTATATGAGAATCCTAATTCCACATCTTTGCCATCAATATTAATATTCATTCCATCCTCCTACAATTTCACATTATTTTATTAAGCAGAATATTCGAAAGTTATTGGTGTAGCATTAGATACAACTACAGACATTTTTCTAACTTCGTCTACTCCACCACCAGTACTAAATACGTTTATTTTTCCTTGCCATTCGAATATACCATCTGCTCCAGCAGTTCCAAAGAATAGGTTAAACCAGTAAGTACCAGTAAGACCTTTCAAAGTATTATATGCTGTTTCATCATAGTTACATTCAAAGGTTAAATCTGGTGCATCTTGCAGTCCAAGAATATTAGTCTTAGATACCGTAGCACTTAGGTCAGTTGTGTCTAACTTAGATGGAGAAGCACCCATATCTGGATAAGAAACTATATCAACAAGTTTCGTATATACTCCACCTTGAGTGGCACAATAATTAAGTGTAGTATTAGCTGTACTTAATATTGCCATAATTTACCTCCTATTAGTTTACTGCGAATGCAATTGGTGTATAAGTTCCAATGACTATGCTCATTTTACGAACTTCGTCAACACCAGCACCAGTTACATATGCTCTTATTTGACCAGTCCAAGTAAATGCACCATCTGTTCCAAACAATAATTGTATGAAATATACAGTAGATTTATTCAAAGCATTTATTGTGTTATACGTTGCTTCATCATAATTACACTCAAATGTTAAATCTGGTGCATCTTGCAGTCCAAGAATATTAGTTTTTACACTAGTCTGTGCTAAATCAGTTGTATCAAGTTTGGAAGGTGCTGAACCCAAATCTGGATAACTAACTATATCGCACAACTTAGCATAACTATCTCCAACTAAAACTTTATAATTTAGTGTGGTAGTAACTGTTGAAACCGCCATTTATTTTACCCCCTATATATAACTTTATTTTCACTTACTATAAATGAATATCTCAAGGTATATCGGTATATATTTGTATCCAAGAAGTTTGGAGTTATACCAGAATAAGTTCTACCCATTTTATAATAACCACTCATTATATCATCTATCTGTTTTCTGATTGCTTTGGCATCTGATATTTTTCTATCTCCTTGAGTGAAAATATCAACTTGAATCATCACATCACTATGATGTTCACCATCACTATCAACCGTTTCCTTTAATTGGTTATTAGTCATTTCTTCCATTACCACGCATGGGAAAACTGGTGTTGTGGATGGATAGGTAGATAATAAATTCATAGTTGGGTAATTAGTTTGAACGTATGTCAAAACTTCATTTGTTATATCAATTATCAATACCGTATCCTCCTACTTGAATTGTTTTCTTATGTTCTTCATTATGATATTATATGCACTTCGCTTTGCCCATAACCATGAATTGTACATGAAAGGTTTAGCTTCTGAACCCATAGTCCAATGAAGTCTACCATCTTTTCCAATATACTGCCATCCTTGTTCTCCATGATTGTTTATATCATATGCCCAAGGATGGGGATGTGGAGATTGTTCACCAACGATACCAGTTCCATATTCAACATACATAGCATAGTCTGTGCCAACTTCAACTCTTAATCCACCTTCAACTTCTGATATGTGAACCGTACTTGATAATTCGCTACCTCCAAGACCATACATATCTAAATACTCTTGAATCTTACCTTCAACTCTAATTGCTAATTCCTCTATTCCAAGTTCATAACCTCGTTGAAACTTTGCGTGAACTTCTTTCCATTCTCTAATGCCAACATCAATATTATTAATATCTATGTTTACTTGTATATCCTTAAACATTAAGTTCGCATCCTTAATCCATAATTTGTGGTATTAATACTCTTGTTTATTTTGTCCAATCTATAATCATAAGTTTCATCATAATTACTTACTGGTAATGACAAGAATAACAAATCATCTTTTAGCAAGTGTACTTCGTTGCTTACTGCCATCATATCACATGAATAATCTTTACCAAATATCTGTTCTACAATCTTACCGTTTGAAGGGTAAATATTTATATAAACAATTGTCGGTGTGCTATAAACTTTTATCTTTTCTCCAGTTTTAAATCCATCAGAATCAAAATTATCTGTAACACCAGATTGTCTAACAAGCCATAACTTTGTTTTATTGATTCCTAAAGTTCTCATACTGTAACAATCCTAACTTCTGAGAATGGGGTTTTAACTGCTGGAGTAATCTTAGATAAAAGTGAATCTGATATATCACCTTTCTCATAGGTTCTGGCAATTCCATTTTCACTATGAGCAGTTTGACCTTCTGCACCACTTTTATTGTACATTTCAACTGCCATTCTAATTTGGATTGTTAAATATTTAAGTTCAATCATATCTGTGTTTCTCAACTCACATATAATATCTCTAGCACAATCCAGATAAAACTGGAGTATACTATCACTTACTGATGGATTTCCTAGGAGTTCTTTTAGGCTTGACAACTGGCTCGATTGTGACATCAGCTTTCACCTCAACCTCTCTAGGGAATTTATAATCCTTACCATTTATAATCTGAAACTTTCGTAATACCTCATAAAGAGATAAGTCTTGATATATTTCTGCAAGTTCACATTCAGTTCCCTCAACAGGAATAGCTTGGTCGGAGCAGAAATCCACTCCGACTAGCTTATCATCTTTACGAGCATATAACTTACCGTTCTGATAAATATACATACTCATTATCTCCTCTACTAGTTAGTTACAATTCTAACCATTTTGATTGCCTTTGCTGGCAGTTTTCTTTCGTATGAAGCACTAGCAGTAAGAACGGCATCTGGAACACCTACATCAGTTGTAACATCACCCTTGAATGAGAAGCCATAAGGATGGATACATTCTCTGAGTCTAGTGTATATCATATCAAGTCCACCATTTGTATCTGGGTTTCTATCCATTTCGGAAGGTACATCAACTGGTGCTGGTGCATATCTGAGTGAGCCAAGTCCAAGGACATAAGTTGTGTACTCAAATTCATCAGTATCACTTGAAGATGATTTAGTAGGAACATTATCATTGATTACAACAGTCTTACCATTTATCTGTCCTATTGGAAGATTTCTAGTGATACCCATTGCATCTGTGTACTTGCTATACTCAAGCAACTGATGGTTAGCCAGTTTATTAGCAACATTCGAATGCATGATGGCAAGTGTGAAGTCTGTAGCCATATCTCCACAAGCTGATATACAAGCATCATTGATAGTTGTTGCTCCCATTCTGTTTGAATCAGTAGTAGTTGAACCAGTAGTTGCTATATTAATCTTATGCTTAGTCCAATCTGCATCTCCAGTAATACCGAATACTGCTTCAAGAATTGCGATAACTCTTGTCTGTCTAGCTTTATGCCAGAAACCAGCAACTCCAGATACTATCTGTGCCATTGGGTCAGCACCACTATTGAAGTCTTTGATGAACGATTTAGCAGTCCATTTTGACATTCTACCGAATACGCAACCACTATAGCTACCACCAGTAAGTGAAGCACCAGTAAAGTTACTTACTCCGTTGTATACATCCTCTGTTCCACCAAGTATATTGTAGAAAGGAACTGTGAAGAAATTCGAACCATTGGAAATCATATTTGCTATTTCACTATCATTAACCATAGCACCAGAATCTAAAAGGCTCGTAAGAATTACATCTGGTGTATTTTTCCAATCATAGTTGAATATCTCTGAATCATAAGGAAAACTTAAATTTGTACCCATATTGTATTATCTCCTTTATTTTATATATTGTTTGTAAAGTTCTGGATTAGCCTGTTTAAAAGCTAACTTGTCTGCGTATCCCATTTTCCTAAAAGAATCTTGAGTTACTACATCATCTTTGCCACCAGTATGTGGAGGTGGTATATTAGCGAACTGGCTTTTTATTGAAGTTTCTAATTCAACTTTTGTAGAATTATACATATCAATAAAGCCTTGAACATTTGCCTTTGTAGTAGCATCATCATCTGATACAAGCATACCTAGTAGTTTTTCATATTGTGCTTTAGGAATAGATGCTTCGGATAACATATCTTTTGCTTCGAGTTTATTTGCTTTCTTTTGAATCTCTTTCTCCTTTGCTGTTACACTTTGAAGTTTTTCTGAGTATTCCTTTTGAGCAAGTTCCTCTGCACTAAGTTGTAATCTCTCTGCATACTCTCTCTCCCATATTTGCTTTTTAGTTTCCAGACCTTTCTGGATACCACTCTCTACTCGTCTATCAGCTTCAGCAGTTACTCTGCGAGTTACTTCTTCTTCAGTAAGTAATCCCTTAGTTGCTTCTGCTATCTTATCTGCTACCAACTTGTCAATCTGTTCCTGTGTTAATACATCTGCCATCTTTCTTCCTCCTATTAAATCCCATGACATGACTCTCGCCCCATCACATTATTTTCATAAACACTATAACCGACTATTGACAATATTATTCCATTGTGATATAATATATTAAAAAATTAGGGAGAATCCAATCTCCCATAATAATGTTACGAACAATATTAATCAATTGCGAGTTAAACTATTAAACTTTGAAATCCGTCATTGATAAGTATTCCGTCTATTTCAGCCTTAAACTGTGTGTATTTTGCCACAACTGCTGCATAATCCAATCTACCTAATTCTATTCTCATTGCTAAATATCCGCTCATTTACACAACCCCCATCAATATAAAGTCAAGTGCAGTTTGTGCTAAAGTTAATTGTTCAGCCATTAATGTTATATTTTCTTCCGTTGTAGGCTCTGGGACATATGGCTCGCTTGTCACGGGTGCCGACTCTGGTGTTGATGTTAAATCTAAATTCTTGACTATAACATCAACCCACAGATACTCACCCATATCTACTGCTGGCAACTGCTCAATATAGTGCTTTGTTTCGTCAAATGTTTCAGGTATTGTTGCATATCTTATTTCTTTTGTCATGGTTACTAACCACCTTCCTTGCTTTGTGTATTTTGACTACAGGCTTTACCCCCTATCCCCCTCACAGGGCTTTTCTAAGAAGGCGGGAGGAGATGTCGACGCCGGCATAGGAGGACGTGTAGTACAGACTCCAGAAGAACAAACCGGCATTACCGCCATTGCTCCAGCTGCCGCCAACACGAGCCACCTTCTGACCGGTGGTCTGATAATAATAATCCGAGTAATAAGTTGTTGATGCGCCGCCGACTGCCACTGGTAGTTCACAAAACGGTAAATTTGCATCATAACCCATTGCCGTTGTATATCCATCAGTATTTCCGTTGACATATCCTAACTGCTCGTAAGGTGCCGCGAACACATTACTTGCGTAGTTATCTGCATTTTTGCAAACCCACGCTTGCTTCTCGTTAATATTAAGACCATCTACAAACTGCCAAACATCACCGTATAGCGATTCTATGCCATGATAAACGAATGATTTTTTACCATCTGAGTTTGATGTAGGGCTGCCAACGCTTGTGGTTATGGCAGAACTAAACCCTGTTTTCATGCCCGTATTATACAGTCTGTCATTTACGGATAAACTTGCCACCACACCATCAAAAGTTATTACGGCATTTCCTGCGCCGCCTGAATCGTTTGCTCCTATTGCCGTTATTGTTCGTCCGTAAAATCTCTGATTTCCGCCTTGCGTTGAGCCAACTGATATTACTTGTCCTACTGCATATAACGCGGCTGTTGCATTTGCCACTATGGCTGTGTTCGTGTTTGTCGTAACTAATGTTATCAGGTGCGTATCCGTATATTGGCCATTTGTATATCCCGCAACTATACTCTGGCTGTTTATCGTTGCAAACTCTATCAAAAACAATGTCTGCAATAAATCCATAACATGGATGTCCATTATCTGATAACCTTTTATCGCGCCAATATTATTAGCTTTTGCCATATCCCTGAACTGTACTATATTTTTGTTTATCAGGGGATATGCGCCAGCTTTTGATTCAAGCTTTGTACCGTCCGTGGTAGTGGCTACATATTTACCCACATCAATATAATCAAGTTCTAAGCCTGTTGCTTGGTTTTTAAAGCATTCTGGCAGATATGCTCCTGTAAATGGCGTTCTGCTTATCTGTCTTGATTTGTAGCCACTTGCATCAACCTTTTTAATATACATCTTAGGGATTCTTACAAACACATTGCCGTAGCTGTCAGTAACCTCCGTAAAGTCTTTAAACAACGGCGTTAAATCAAATTCGTTGTAGGCTTTTACTGCATCAACTCCTGCGTTTGCCACTGCTCCCCTTGCGTCCTGCATTCTTGTCAATGTTGGGCTTGAGCCTTTGTTCCAAAAACAACCGTAAACTTTGTACTGTTCACGAACAATATTTTCCAATTGTTTGCTATTTAATCTTCCAATATTAGCATTGTGCATCTCTAATATTGTTTTAAAATCATCTTGTCTTTCCATAATTTACCTCCTTTATGCTTCATTCCAATTAGTACCATCAAAGAATAAATACTTATCTGTTATATGTGTACTAACATTGACCACTATCATTTTACTTAATGGGTCACACGCTATATTAGTTGGATAAGTAGATGATAAATCAGTTGTCAAACACATATATGTTTTTATATTACTTCCTTCATTTCTAAATACTTCTTTTACACTCATATTAACCTCCTAAATTTACAATTATTTATTACAATGGAAAGGGATAATTTAATCTCCCTATTCACTACCAAGTACCGAGTATTTTACCATGCCAAGCAGTTCCACCGTTTACTGTGTAGAATTTCAATCTAATAGTTTTACCAGTTGTAAGAGTAGGAGCAGTTCCAGCATCCCATACTATTCCAGCCATCCATGCACCCATTGTACCAGTTGCAGTTGTTACTACTTTAAGTTCAAACTGTGCTTCCGTAGGAACATTAGCTACTGTCAAGGTTTTGGAATCCGTATCAGCTATTGCTATCTGGATATACTTAAATGCCTTGTTCTCCAAATCAATTGCATAAGTGTCTAAACCAGTACCACTTCCAGCAACTATTTTAACATCGAATAAATCTTCAACTTCTGGTTCTTCAATATACTGCCAAACAACTCCATCGAATCTAAGTCTAGCAATTTGCTTAAGTGATACTGCATTTCTCACCGACATTGTTGACCCATCACCTATATCCGTTGCGAAGGTAGAAACTGCATCTGTTGGAAGACATACATAATGCTTTACATTGCTTTCTAAATTATCTATTGATATTTTTACTATTGCCATATTTATCAATCTCCTTTATTAATTATTCATTTACACTATAACCCAATATTATAAATTGTAACCCTAAACCAATCAAAGTAAGATTTTCCTACTTCTGCTGTTTCAAAGTCCCATCCTAAACCAACATAATTTGGAGTAAACCCAATTTCCAATCCTATTTTGGAAGTTATCCAAACATATCCATTTAAACTATAATAGAAATCAACATACCATATTTCACCAACTTTATATATCCTAGTCTTAATATATCCACCTTGTGCTTGAACTGGTGTACCATAATAAGTATAAGCACCTCTTGTAGCTGGAGTTGCGAAAAATTCACCCATCAAGCCTTTCCAACTACCATCATATGCGTGCCAAATACCAAGTTGTTTACCAGTTGGAGATTCAGATATTAATATTCCAGTTTTGGAATAATCTTTCCAAAGATTAGTACCTAAAAATTTAGTCACAATAGTGAAATCTATACTATCAGGTGCTGGTTGAATTATACCCCTACAATCAACTCCATTATCTTGATTTTCAGCAGTTAATTCAATAATACTATTATCAACTAAAACACTTGATAGTCCTTGGTTTACCCATATCCATTTATCATCAAGAGAATCACCATCAAACTCATCATCTATAATATTAGGGTCAATAGGTGGGGCATCAATTTGATTAGCATATGCCGAATTACCACCAGTAGATAGTTCATTTAATTTTATTCGTTCACTAACTAACATTGCCACTTTATCCACACCATCGGTCATATTATCCATATCAAATGCGTCAGATACTATACCCTGTGGGTCATATATATCTTTATTCATATAATACTCGACCAATTGAATATAAGCTGTGTAATCAGATATAGGTATATCAATAGGTGTTCCTTCTACCGACATTTTAATTTTGAATGTGAACACACAAGTTTTTATTAATATCTCATCATCAACATTAAATGCTTGAAGTTCAACTTTTAAATATCCAGAATCAAAAGTTACTGTATTACTTAATTCAAATGATAAGATACCTTCACTTGGTGTTACAGATGCCGAATAAGGTATGTTATCATTAATTTGGAATACAAGCACATAATCAAATCCAGTAAATTCCTCATTGAGAGTGATTTCAAGCCTTGAAGCTTTACTCTCACCCTGTCTAATAAGGGTATCGGAGGTCAGTGTAGTGGATATATTATCTAAATCAATTGCTATTACTCTCTGTTCTGCCATTATTTACTAACCTCCTTTTTAACTACTTCCTTCTGTACAACTGGTTCTGGAGGATTTTTTGCAGTTTCCAATGCTACTTTACTAGAATCAACAGCAACAGTAGCTTGTTCTAATCCAGCAAATGCAGTTCCCCAAAAAGCTTTACCTCTTGATATATACTCATTTACATCTGAAACAATATCAACGATTGTCAAGCAATCTTCTGGACTAAGAGTTTTTGTAGCCAACAGAGTTGTATATCCCTGTGTTTTAACCAAAAGGTTATTGCTCTTATTTCTTGAGAATTTAATATCAATATCCAATAAAGAAAGGTCAAAACCTAACTTACCATTCACTATATTGAGAATGATTCTCAAAGCCTGTTTCTCTGACTTCTTAAATGCAAGTTCCTTATTCCTAGCAAGTGTTTCCAAATCTGCCCAGCCATCTCTAAGTTCAACTGCCTGTCCAGTATCTCCACCTCCACCAGAACGGTTATTCCTATCTGGTATACCAATCAAGGCATACAACATAGATTCTAATTCCTGTGAAAACAAATTCATACCAGTATGGTCAAGTTCATTACTCATAGTCTGAACGGAACTTGGATTTCCAGTAGTATTCTTCAGTAGAACGATACCTCTCTCACGCATCTGGTCATATCCATTTTGGTCTACATCAGCATTTATAAATACTAACAATGACTGTATAACTTGGTCTATATCATCAAGTCTGCCAGACTGTAAATCATTTATGGCATCCATGAGTCCAATACATAATTCCCAGTCACCTATTCTCCACATATTGTTAGGATATTCTATTATTGGAATACCACCAACTGAGTATGGAAGAAAGTCAATCATTGAATCTTCATTTACAAGTCCACTTAAATCGTCAGTTACTATTTCATATCTACCCTTATCAGTATATGCATATATTTTCATTCCAACTATTGCATTATCCTCATTAACTATGGTATAAT